ACTTTGCACGGGATGCTGCGCTTTACCGGCATCCGCCCGCTGCGCCCTCTGATCGAAGACATTGACACCTGTGATATGGACAGCACGCTCATTGTGCTGTTCGCCGCAGCTGAACGGCTGGCGGTCAAAGACAAGGACCGGGCCAAGCTGGCTCTGTCCCGCGCGAACCGCCGCAAGCTGCGTTTGCAGGGATCCATGATCGTCACAGAGCCGCACAGGGTCTTCGGCGTGAAGCCCGCGCCGCCGAGCCGGATGGAGTTCATCGGCACTTACCGGCCGCCTTACAATGTCTAGCGTCTGGATCAGAGAGTTCACTGGCGGACTTGACGCACGGCGCTTGCCGGAAGTGTCGAACGGCGATGTGCTTGTCGTGGCGCAGGACGGACACATCACGCGCGGCGGCGCATTCGAAAAGCGCGCCGCCTTCGTTAAGACCCACACTTTGCCTGCGGGAACGTTCGGCCTGTCGGCCAACAACGATTCGCTGCACGTCTTCGGGTCGGACGCCGCACCCGTCATGCCGTCAGGCGTGGTCTATTCCCGGCTGCAAAATCCATCCGGCGCAATGACGCGCATTTTCGACACCGACATGTTCGCCGGTAAGCTCTACGTCTCAGCAGGCTTCCAGAATAGCGACCGCGCCCACTACTACGACGGCAATATTATTGATGACTGGAATGACGGACGCGCCCGCGCTGTCTTCCGCGTCAGCGGGTCAGGCGATACTCTGGCGACCGTCGCTTCGGGTCGGTTCGAGATAGGCAGCAAAACCGGGTCCGCACGCAAGGCGACAGGCTCTTTTGAAATCATGAGCGGGACGACGGGCGCCGGAAACTCGCTGGACAGCGTGCAGATCAACGGCGTCGAGCTGCTCGACAATCCGGTTATCCGCACCGCGACAAACAGCGGAACGGCAACTGCCGTCGCCGCTGAGATAACCAGCTATTCCGGCACATCCGGTTACACAGCGCAGAGCGACGGCCAGTATGTCATAATATCGACAGTGGCCGAGACAGCGGCCCCGAATGGGCAGCAGATCAACACGACGGTAACCGGCGTCTTTGTTATAGCGAACGCCACAACGATGAGCGGCGGCGTTAATCCGGTCGCAGCAAGCGTCGTGCAGGTGACAGTCAACGGCGTCAGCCTGCTTGCCGCGCCCGTCAGCATGACTGGCACGCTCGCCGAGCTGGCGGCGGATGTGGCGGACGGCATCACAGCTTATGCGTCAACGCCGGATTATAACGTATCGGTTTCCGGCTCCGTCGTCACGCTCACTGCCGGAACTGGGCAGTTGTCGAACGGCTACCGGATCACAGTCAGTTACACGGGCGACATCGAGACAGCTTTCTCAACACTTTTTGACGGCGGATCCGACGCAGGCGTTTCCAGCGTGGCGCAGGTTCTGGTTTCCGGCGTGAACATCATCACAAGCCCGGTCCTGTGGGATACAGACGCTTCTGTAACCGCATTGGCTATTGCTGACCAGATCACCGCCAACAGCGTTGCGTCGGGCTACTCAGCTTACCAGAAAGACGATCAGGTCATTGTGGTCGCCAATGCAGCGGGAACGGCGGCGAACGACCGCACCATTAAATTCGTCCTGACGGGCGGCATGGAAATATCGCCGGGGCTGACGACTCTTGGCGGCGGTCAGGCAGAGGCCGTAAAGCCCGGCGACAGCGTGCAGACTTCGAAATCGAAGGTCTACTCGACTTCCGGCTCGGTCATGTTCTTTTCGGGCGTGAACGCGCCTGACAAATGGAATACCGACACGATTGGCGCGGGCTTCATCGACATGTCGTCGGAATCGTCCGGGTCAGAAGAACTTGTCGGCGTTGCGCGCTATCAGAACATGCTGGCCGTGTTCGCCAAAGAGAACGTTCAAATCTGGTTCACCGATCCCGATCCAACGCTCTACAGGCAGGTTCAGGTTCTGGACAATACCGGCGCGGTGAGCAACCGATCTATCACCCGTTTTGGCGATACCGACCTGTTTTACCTTGACCTGAGCGGGCTGCGGTCGCTGAAAGCCCGCGACTCGTCCAGTGCGGCCGCCACTTCCGACATTGGCCTTCCGGTCGATTCGCTGGTGATCGACAAGCTTTTGTCAATGACGGAAGACGAGCAGCGCAATATCATCGGGCTGATCGAACCGCGTGACAAGCGCTTCTGGCTCATTATGGGCGATCAGATTTTCGTCTTCACTTACTATGCCGATTCAAAGGTGAGCGCATGGTCAACCTACAAGCCGGGTTTCGTGATTTCCGACGCAATCGTGTTCAAGCGCAAGCTCTACGTCCGATCCGGCAACAACATCTACGTTTATGGCGGCCCGGGCTCCGCGCTCGTCTACGACACGACCGCCGCAGAAGCGTGGCTGCCCTATCTTGACATGTCAGCGCCGGCGGGACGCAAGCAGGTCACAGCCATTGACGCCGCAGTGCGCGGCGCGTGGGACGTGTCCATCGCAATGGACCCGAACCTGCAGGAAGCCGAAGAGCTGGTTGCGACATTGACAGAAACGTCCTACGCGCAGCTCGACATTCCGGCGCATGGCTATTCCACGCATGTGAGCATCCGGGCGCGGTCAAGAGGCGACGGGCCGTGCATTTTCGCCGCCGTGGTCCTGCACTTTGAGAGTGGCGATGAAGGTTGACACGGCAACGATGAACGACGCCAGCTATGTCGCCGCCTTCATGCGCGAGCGGGATGTGATGGAGTTTCTGGCAGTGTCCACATTCACGACGCCGGAAGCGCTGAAACAGTCTCTTGTGCAGCGCGCAATCAGCGTGCAATCGCTGTGTGCGATGCACAACGACCTGCCTGTCGGCATTGGCGGCCTAGTCGAGACGCGCCCCGGCGTGGCGTCCCTGCTGTTCTTTGCCACCGACGAGTTTCCGAAGATCGCAATCGACCTGACGCGCTTTGTCACGCGGCGGCTCATTCCCGCTTACAAGGATGCTGGGTTTCATCGGATCGAATGCGTCTCGCACGAAGCGCATGTTGACGCGCACCGCTGGATCAAGCAGCTTGGCTTGAGCGAGGAAGCCGTTTTGCAGGGCTTCGGACGCGGCGGCGAAACCTATATTCTGTTCTCGTGGGTGGCCGAGCATGTTCGCAAGACTCGCCATTGAGGCGGACTTTGATGAAATTATCCGCATGGGCAAGATCAATGTGGAGCAGACAAAACCACATGACGCCGCGCACTTTGATCCTGAGATATTGCGGAACACGCTGCACAGCTATTTGTCCAGCGCCGACCCGACAGTGTGGGTCGTGGAGCATCGCCGCGCGCTCATCGGCTTCATGTTTGCGGGCATTTATCGCTACAGCTTTCGGTCTGGACTATACACAACGCAGCAGGTATTGTTCGTTCAGCCGGAAAATCGCGGAAGTCGGGCTGCCGCGCTGCTTGTCAAAGAACTTATCGTCTGGAGCAAATCGCTTGGCGCGGCAGAAATTAAAGGCGGGAACGACAATGGTTTCCATTCCGACCGCACCGCCGGGTTTCTTGAGCATTTCGGTTTTGATCGGGTCGGCGTTGCGATGACCTGCCGTTTGGAGAATTGACATGGGCGGAAAAGACGACGGAGCCAAGCTGGCGCGTGAAGCCCGCGCCGACGAAGTTGCGCGTCAAGGTCGCATCCGCGCCGGAACCGAGCGCGTCAACGACATATTTGGCAAGAATTTCGGCGACAAGTTTTTCACCGACCGCAAAAACGCTTTCCTCAACTACGCTACGCCGCAGCTCTCGGACCAATATGCGGATGCGAACAAGCAGCTCGTCTATTCGCTCGACCGCTCTGGTTTGACAGACTCGTCGGCGCGCGGCGAGAAATACGCCGATCTGCAAAAAATGTATGATCTGAATCAGCAGAAGGTCGCCGATGACGCGCTGGCGCTCGAAGGCCAGTCACGCGGGCAGGTCGAAGATGCGCGCGCCAATCTCATTCAGACGCTCAATGCAACGGGCGATGCGGAAGGCGCGGCCAATTCGGCGATCACCCGCTCGCAGGCGCTGACAAAACCCGCCGCTTTCAGCCCGCTCGAAAACTTGTTTGTGGACTTCACCCGGACGCTCGGCGTTCAGGCGGCGCAGGAACGCGCGCAGGCCGCCAGCGACGGCGCTTATCAGGCGCGGTATGACACCGGATTGTTCGGGCCGCGCGGCGGCACAGTGCAGATAAGGAAATAAGCATATGTGCGATCCAATCACACTTGCAGGCATCGGCCTCACCATAGGCAGCACCGCCGTCAATACGATTGCCGCGAGCAAGGCCCGCAAGGCACAGAACAACGTGCTGTTCGCCGAGCGGACGCGGCAGAAAGAGCTTGACCAGGAAGCGCAGGCCAAGAACGTCGAATCGCAGAACGAATTTCAGGACTTCGGCAACCGGCAGAACCAGCGCGCGCAGGAGCTTGGCGACTACTTCGCTTCGCAGAAGGCCGTGCCGGACACCGTGAGCGAGTCGGTGAACATCCCGCAGTCGGCGTCGAATATCACGCTGGCGAATGAAGGCGTGCAGCGCGGCAAAGCGCAGGCGTTCACAGACCAGCAGGGACAGGCGCTCGGCAATCTGCGATCATTCGGCGATCTGCTCGGCGAAGTCAGCCGGGGCAATGCCCGCAATGCCTCTGATATCGGCGTGATTGGCGGCTTCAAGCGCGGATCGTCCGCGCTGACGGGTTATGAGCTTGAGAACGCGGCGCGCGCTGGCGACGGCTTGAAGCTGTTTGGCGATATACTCGGCGGTTTTGGTTCGCTGGCGACAAGCAAGGGCCTGTCTGGCGGGCTTGGCGGCGGCGGGCGTGCGGCTGTTGACCCATGGGCAGGATTGAGGTTCTAGGATGGGCATTTACAACAATCCGGCAATTGGGCAGGCGTTCGAGAACATCGCCAGCCTGTTTGCGCCGCCGTCTGGCGCTGATTCTGCTGCCTGGGCGCAGGCAAACGCCAAGCGTGCGGAAGCAGACCGGCTGGCGAAGTTCTTTCAGCTTGCGCAAGACCCGAATGCGCAATGGAGCGCCATTGACCGGATGGGCGTCGGCGCTGGCGTCTATAACCCGACGCAGAGTATGCGCAGCGTCGAGATGGACGATCTGACGAAGCGCTACGGCATCGACACAAACAGCGGCGACAATCGCTACAGCGTCGATTCGACCGCCGCCACATCGCGCGCCAACAATGCAGCGGCTATCGCGGGAGCGTTCCGAAACAACGAGATGGACAATGCCACAGCGCGCGCCAACAACGCTGCGACAGTCGCTGGCTCGGTCAAGAACAACCAGCTTGACAATGTGGGTCGGATGTTCGGCCCGCTCTCAGAGGGGCAGATACGGCCCGCTGTCCCGCAATCCATCGGCGAGATGTTCGGCGCTGGCGCGATCCCGCAGGCATCGGGAATGCCGAAGCCAATGTCGGCGGATGAAGTGATCGGCGCGGCCATGCAGGGAATGCCGGAGGCGGCTATTCAAGGCATGGCGCGCGACAAGTATGCGCCGTCCGAAACGCAGGTCCAAGGGCAGGAACGCCGCGATCTGCGCGGCAGCGGTATGCTCACCGAACAGATGATCGTTGACAACATCATGGGCGACCCGGCGGTCGAAAATATCGTCGGCCCGGATGGCAAGCCTGTCGTAGTGACGCGCAAGGATGCTATCGGCAAAGAGCCGTTCATGAACAGAGGCGCGGAAGCCAAGCCGGTGAGCGCGCTCGCAGTGTTGCGCGACGGAACAGAAGTTCCCGCAATCCAAGGCCATGACGGCAAATGGGCGCACGCGCAGACCGGCGAAGTCTTGCCGCCCGACATCAAGATATTCGACACGCCGAAGCCAACTGGAACGTCAGCCGAGCTTGGATTGGGCAAGACCGCGAACAATTATGTGGAGCGGCAGCTGATCGACACCGACATTGCCCGCAACACAGCCGTCCGGCTGCGCGACATGATCGCAAGCAGCCCCGCTTCACAAGGCGCGGTCGGCTGGCTGCGCGGCACGGCGCAGAGCGTCTTGCAGACCGGCGGCGAGCTTGGGCAGTTCTTTGGCGGCAATATCGCCGATGTGTCCAAGGCGATCAATGAAGGGGC